TAAGAAATTAGATGCAGCATACCAAGTTTCATAGTGATAGTCAGTTAGACCTACACCGGGACCTCCGAACTTGTCTATAAGTTCTTTTTCATTATTGATCCTGCAAACTTCATTTACAGGTCCTTTTTTGAATGGTCCGGCAATACCGGCAGTAACGTTAATGCTTGCATTTACGCCACCTCTGGTAAGGTCAACCTCTCTTACACTGATACCCGGAGATGATAGTCTGAGTGCCATGTAAAGTTCCTTTGATTCCCTACTGTTTGATACTAATATTTAGAAAAAAACACGCTTACAGAGGGGAAACAGTGCATGAACCCTACCAATCTGGATACAATTCAGGTTTATTCTTTCTTCTTTTTGACTTAACTCTTATTTTTGTACACTCTTTACACTCATAAGAATATGCAGAAGGTGTAGTTCTATTATTCCTTATTCTATAAAATTCACTTAATAAATCTTTAGTAATGCCACAGGTTCTACATCTCCTTTCAGCAAAAACTAGATGATCTAGCGAAAATGTATCTTCAAATTCCATTCCTACCGTCATAAGTCATGATCCACCAGATTGTAATACCAACTAATACACATAATGTAAAGACCATTATATTAACTGAGTGGACTATCATTATACAGTTCCGTAATCGCTAACCCATTCCCTAGTTCCCGCATAATTATTTTTATCTGTTGGTCGATACTTAGACATCTCACCCTCCCATCTTACGGATTTTATAAAGTTCAAAGGTACTCTTATGCTTGAAGCACGTTTTTTTGCCTCCTGCATATCATTCTCATTATATTTGAAAATGATATATTTCCATACAACTTGACATCCTAATTTTCTACCCATATTCATTACTTCAAACAATTTTTTACCATCCTGATTAATTCTATACTTGTGACTATCTTCTGGTAATCCGTCGATTGCAAATTCCCATAGAACGTTTTTATTTCTTGTCAGTAAAAATTGTCTCCTGAACCACGCTAGTGATCTGTGAGTTGCTGCTACTGATAAAATTACTTTCTTAGATTTTTTTACACACATTTTTAGAAGAGAATATAAATCAGGATGTGTAGTTGGATCAGAAATAACGCCAACAAAAAAGATACCGTCAAAGTGATCTACGATTTTTTGAAAATCTTCGATACTAATATCTTTTCCCGGCACTGGTTTTTTATGTGCACCATAATAATTTTGCCTATGACATGCCGGACATCTTAATGGGCAGCGAGATGTTGTTTCAATCTCAATTGTTCTCAAAGAATCAGATATCATTATTAAAAGTTTTTCCCCAACCTTTTTTGCAGTGATCCCTACAAACCTTGGGTGGGTCTGTAAGTAATTTATCATAAAATTCTTTCCACTCATCAGTCTCAAGTATCTCTTGAATAGAATCAAATTCTGATACTTTTTTTACAAGTAGTTTTGTAATTCTTTCGTCATTAACCTCTGGTCGTAAACTTTTTTCACAATAGCAACATGGAAGCATGTATCCTCTTGCAGAATAAAACATTGGAATACGACCATCTAAACATTTTGGATCAATCATTTGTAATCCCACATATAAGAAGAACTTTGACCATACTCATCAACTTTCCATACATCTCCTGATGAATCAACAATCTCGTTTTCTTCATCATTCAATCCATCTGTCATAAATCCGAAAGGTGCCATGTCTTGTTCAATTTGATTTTTTTGCTCTTCATATATTCGTTTCCTAACATCATTATCAGTCATCTCTTTGAAATATTCCTGTGCTACTAACCAAGCAAAAATTACTAGACACATAGCAAGATCATCATTACAACCTTCTTCCGCTTCAAATGATTGCCTCTTCTGAACGAATGTGGTCAACTCTGATATTATATCATAGTCTAAAATTCTTAGTTTGTCTTCTTCAATCAGTGTCTTCAGGTTACTACAACCTATCTTTTTTACAGTGACGCTCATCTTTACACCCAGTTGAGTTTTCTTACCACTAAAACCTGTACCAACTATCTGACCAGACCTACCCCGCATAGCACACATCAATACGTTTTCATACTCTAAGTCATACTGTAATATACTTGCAACCTGATCACCAATGTCATTGACCTCACATAGAACGTATGCTTCATTATATGCAAGTGCTATATCCATTATCACAGATGGGAAAAGCATAGGTTTGATCTCATTATCTCTATACTTAGCGACCACTTTATACGGGAACTCTGTAATATCAAACACCACAAAGGCACTGTAGTCCTTTGAGATGCCTCTTGCTACGTCCACAGTTAGAATGTAATCTCTTTCTTTAATAGGGGTCTCATAGACCATCAGATGCCCATTTGTCTGAACTGGATCATTATATGCCATCGCTTTCAGTTTGGATGGTGCAATCAAAGTATCAACAGATCCTAAGAACTCACATTCAAACTCAACCTTGAACTGTTGTTCAGAAGTGTTTGCTATTGTTTGCTTCTTCCACTTTGCATCTCTACCCGGAACTTCTGACCAGTGAACCTCAGTAGTAACATACTCATTTCTACCTTTTTCCGCATCATGCCACATACGGTAGAAGTGATTCATACCTTTAGGGGTAGATACAATTATAATTTTTGTTGACTTACCAGATGATATTGTAGGATATACTGAACTAAAAAAGTCATCTGCAATATGATTTGGTACGAAAGCAAATTCGTCTAAGAATATGATATTGAATGTCATACCTCGAACAGCAGCAGCAGATGTAGACGCTGCCATAATTCTGGAACCATTATCTAGATCCATAGATCCTTTATTCCATGCAACTATACCTTGCTGCATCCACTTCGGTAAGTTTTCGTATGCAGTCTGCAATCTACCAAGTAGATCTCTTGCGGTTGCTGCTTTGTTAGCAAGAATACCGATGTTTATATTGTCATTGAATATAGCATAATGCAAAAGATATGATACTGATGTCGTAGACTTACCAGTCTGACGAGGCATCATACAGATATTAAATCTGTTTGCATGAAATCTTCTTATTAGTTTTTCTTGAAATGGCCACATATCAAAACCAACCAGACCTTCGTCCACGTTAATAATTTTGATATATTTTCTAGCAAAGTAAACTGGATCGTCTTTACACTTTAGAAATTCTTTTACATTTTCTTCTGTAAACTCAATTTCAGTGTTCGCTTTTTTTAGATTCGGATTACCAAGATAGACGTCACTTTGTTGGGGCATAAATTAGCAGTTCCACTTCCTCAGTGCTTTATTTATCCTTGAATCTGGATCTCTTGCTGTCTTTGCTGATGTAAGTTTTTTCTTCATACCTGTCATTCTCTTACAGAATGATTTTCTTCTGTTTGCTGACTTTGATCCTTTCTTCAACTTAGATGGTTTAGTTGTCACAGCAGTCTTGAGTTTAGAACCGGGGTTTGCTGCTCTGTATGATGCAACACCTTTGGCATTCAATCCACCTGACTCACTTTTACCCGCTTTTCTTTGCCATGCCGGAGACTTTTTTTCGTCTATTATTTCAACCTCTTCATTCTTAGGACGACAATCAGGAACTAACTTACCACCTTTCATCTTCATACCAACTTTCTTGTGAGTCTTCCAACACTCTTGTTGAAACTGAGAAAATGATTTTGATTCTTTGTTCATAGAGATCAATTCATTTCTTGCTTCTCTTTTACTTTGTCTGCGGTAACGACCTACCTCTGTGACCTTACCATCTTTACCGTAATGAGTTCCTCTTTTTCTGTTGACATGATCTGTCATTGCAGTGTCAACTTCCTTTGTACTTCTAGCATACTGAGAAGACTTATCCTTTAGATTTACCTTCTCTTCAATCTTTTTTTCTTTCTTTTTCTTCTTCCCGAACTTTGCCATAGGACCTTTGGGTTTACCGTCTCCTTTATACATCCCGTAAGATGTTCCTTCATCTACCTTGTTACCACCTTGTGTCAGACCTGCTTTCATACCCTCAATTTGCTTGGGACTTAATTTCTTGCCATTCATCATGCCTGTTTTGATGGCATTGATTTGTCTTTCTAATTCAGTTTGTTCTTTAGTAATACCTGCCTTTGCTCTTGCCGGTTCAGACAGTGATTTTATAATCATTTTTGCAACTGCTCTTTTTCCATATGGATTACTCTTTCTTCCAAGAGGAACTTTCTTATCCTTTTTCATTGCAATCTCATCAAGCACCTCTTCCTTATTCATTTTTCCTTTTGCTACCTTGATTCTATCAAGAAACTCTTTTCCACCCTTCTCTTTCTTGATCTCATCATCACTCATCTTTTTACCAGACTTGTTCTTGTCAGCATACATCTTACTCTGCATGTCATTAGAACTTGTCAATCTACCTTTACTTTCTGCCATAAAGTCAGCATAAGACTTACTTTCTTGATGTGATGGATCACCACCTGCATTTCGTATCTGCTGCATATATTGATCCTTAGTTATATTTCCACCGGGATTAGTTTGATTATACTTCTTTCTAGCATCAGAGTTTTGCTTGATCTTATTTTTTAGTTTATTGAAAACATTTTTTACACCATCAACTAAACCTTCATCGGCATACTCATACCCTTCCTTCTTACTATTACCATAGTTAGCAGCACCCTTCTTACGACACTGTACTAATCTACCTGATGCATATGCAGATGGCCATACCTTTGCACTCGCCTTTACTTTCTTATAGCATGCATCTTTAGTACCGCTACCCTTACCTTTTTTATCTTCTTCTTCTATAGTTTCACCTTCTGGTTTATAATCTTGATTTAACATATCGTTAATTTTTTTCTCTTGAGCACCTGCAGTCGGTATCTTTCCACCGGGAACCACAACTTTTCCATCTGGATTCTTTTTAAAATTTTGTATCATCTTTCTTATTCTTCCAACAATTTCATCAATTTGTTCACCTTCTGGTTTATAAGAACTATCAATAGTTCTATTTTTGATATCAGGTAAATTTTGCAAATTCTTTAGTGATTTTTTTAACAAATTTTTCTTTGGGATATCAAGTTTTAATTTGTCACCATATGGACCAAATTCTTTCTTTCCCATCTCTTGAATTTCTGCAGATTCCTTCTTCACTTTTTTCTTATCTGTACTAACATATGTAGGTTTTGCAGCACCGGTCTTAGACTGTTGTCCGGGGTCTGCTGCTTTCTTTCTTCTTGATGCAGATGCTCTTTCTGCCTTAGACATGCTTGCTCTCTTAGAAGATGACACACACTTAGGTGTACCTTCTCCGGGTTCGTCACTAGCACAGGTTCCACCTGTCTTGACGTTTACCCAACCGGGTTTTCCATCTTTTGATTTAGATCCCTTGAACCATTTATGCAATGACCCCTCTGTCTGCACTTCAGGATTGACATTTACCATCGCTTTTTTCTGAGGGTAGTTCAATAACTGCTTCAATTTCCTAAAATCTCTTTGATTAGTAGGATCTAAGTTTGGATATTTTTTTAGAAATCCATCTGGAAATAATTTTTTCTCATCTATTTGATTCTCTTCGTATGTCTTGACTCCATCCTTTACATATCCTTTTCCTTTAGTGTCATAAAATTTTATACCCTTCTTTACTCTTTCTTTTTTCTTCGCCATAAACTCTTTATCTGCCTTTGCCTTCTCTTCTCTTCTCTTTGCCTTTCTATCTCTTGCTTCCTTTGCTGCTGCTGCGAATGATCTATAATCAGTCAACTCATCCATACTTGACACTTGAATGTCAGTCACAGGTATCTCAAGGTGTGCACGAAGCATATCATATGGAACTGATTTTATTTTTTGATCATCTTTTTTACCACCAGTGCTTTTCAAACCCTTCGGTAGTCCAGTGTTAGGATTTCTATCTTGTCCAGAATAGTATTCCACTTCATCAAGTTTTCCTAAATCAGTTCCTTCCATTGATTGTTTTCGTATTGTTGCGTAATAAACTTTTTCACCTTCTTCTTTACCATACTGTTTTTTCATATTCTTCTTCATATCTGAATCATCATATTTTTTCTTCAACATCGTGTCTTTTCTCTTTTGAGATGAAGTCATAGTTGCTTCAGACATGCCACCATTACCACCATTGCCACCATTACCACCGTTACCATTTCCACTACCATTCCCACCGTTCCCATTTCCGTTAGAACTTCCGTTAGATTTGCCATTACCATTGTCTTTAGAATCATCATCTTGGGGTTCTTGTCGCAAATAACCGCGAGCACCGATCATATACCCTTTTGGTATTTTTTTACACTTCTTATCAGTGTAACAGTAATATTGTCCTTTCGGGCAAGATTTAGTCATATTACAACGATCGCTATTTTTTATTTATGTTTCCTTGCTTAATGATCTTTTGAAGATCTGCAGTGCTACCAATGAATACTGAATTATTTACAGTCTTTGGACCAGAACCAGTTGGTTTTTCTAGATCAACCATTTTTTTCTGCAAATCAATAAGTTTATCTGTGGTATCTGCCACACTTTTTATCAATTGACCTGCAACTTCATATGCTCTTGGGTGCTGTGAATCCTGACATACATCTAATATACCATTAATTGCTTCCTGACCCTTCTCTACAAGATTATATAATTGTGCTCTACTATACTCGTAATCTTTTTGAGGATCATCACCCTCATTTTTTATAGGTTTGACTCTAACAGATTTAGTCTCTTTGACTATCTCTGTCTTTACGTTCATTGCCTTTTCTAACTCATCAAAGTTTTCCATTATTGGTCAGTGCCCTGACTAGGACTAAAGAATTTAGAATCTTGGAAGAAGTCAACATCACTGTTGAATCCAAAATCATCACCGACTTCGATCAATGCATGATCAGCAGCGTTAATAAGATTTATAACATCACCGTTGCTATGCTTCATTTCTGAAGTTCTGAACTGCCCTCTAGCAACTATGATTGAGACATTATCTTTCTCCTCAACTCTCATGACTTCAGAGTTTATTTGAACATATTGTCCCACAACTAAACTTGCTCCACTCGTTACAGTCATTTGAGTCTTACCAACTTCTAATGTTGCAGCAAGAGAGAGGGTTGAATCTTGGTTATAATCTTTCGTAGCAATAGGTGTAACAACATATCTAACTTCTCTTGGTGCTCTAATAGCAGATGAGTAATCGATTTGAACCTTCTTGATAATTCCACCAGTCTCGTCTGTAGGAATCTCATTATAGAAGTATGTTTTTGCCATAAATTCTAAATCATATACGATCGCTCTTCTTGTATTGAAATCATCTTCATACTCATCTTTGAAAGATATATCACTCAAGGTAAACGGTATATCTTTCTTCTCATCATGACCCTCTATCATGTTGAGAGTGACATTATATGATGGTTGAAAGAATGGTAATATTTGCTCTAAGATCTGCAAAGCATCATCTTGTAATTTTGCAGCAAAACTAAGTCTGAATCCTATATTATAAGGAACAGGCATAAAGACTTTTTTAATTTTATTTTTACTACTATTAGGAACTAAACAGAATTTTGTTATAGGTGCAATCTTTCTTGTAGGGTCATATTGATATGAAACAATTTCAAATGATAATCTTGGTAATGTTATTGCTACATTTTTATTAAAATTTGGTTGCTGTTCTATTCTTGCTAAGAACTTCTGCATAGGTCCATATGCAATAGGAACCTTGATTGTTGATATTACCGCATCTGTTGTATCATTAGTATGCTTTATTGTTATATCATTGAAGAGAGTTCCGAAAGCAATTACAGTCTTTCTAATTGTCTCATTATAAAAATACTTTCCAAACATTATGCTTCACCAAATGGGTTTTTCTCTGTAAAGTCAAGGATACTATCACTTTCTGATTGGAAGCTAACATTATCTCCATAAGAGTCGATATTAGTTTCATCATCGTTGTAGTTGATGCTATTTAGACGGTATGCAATAGACTCGCCAGTTGTGGTAGCGGTTCCTACAATCAATTCTCCTACTGTAAACTTACCTGTGAGATCTTTAGCAAGTAGTGTATTATTTGTAGCATCCCAACTTGTAGCATATGCAGTTGTTGAACTTGCTTTACCTGTAATA